CATTATTCCGAGGTTCGGCGGCGTCTGATGATGCCGCCCGCCGCGCGCCGTCGCAGCCTCTATGACCTTCGCCATTATCCCGAGCCCATCGGTCCTCAGCGCGTGGTCATGGGTCCGGTGCCTGACATCGCGTCTCTCAAGACGCCGCTGAAGGTTCTCGTTGAGGCTCTGTGCAACGACCTTGGCGTGACTGCCGATGACGTTATCTGCAAGGTCAGGAAGGCTCATTTCGTCAAGGCCCGCGCTCGCATCTGCCATCACCTCAGGGGGCAGGGATACAGCCTCACCGACGTGGCAAGGCGCATGAAGCGGGATCACACGTCGATCCTCTATCTGCTCAACACATATGACCGATACGGAGAGCGCGCCCATGCGTGACCGTGTGGTGATGGGCATTGATCCGGGCGCTTCCGGTGCCTGCGCATTCTATTGGCCTGAGGCTCCAGGCCTTGTGGTCATCGAAGACATGCCCGTCGTCAACGGTCAGGTTTCCGGGGCGATGCTGGCAGACATGATCCGCCGCTATGACCCGACCGAAGCCATGGTGGAGCTTGTCGGATCGATGCCGAAACAGGGCGTGTCCTCAACGTTCAAGTTCGGCTTTTCGACCGGGATCATCCACGGAACGCTGGGGGCTCTCAACGTACCCTTTAGCCTTGTCACGCCCGCCAAGTGGAAGCGCCTCATGGGCCTGTCTTCGGACAAGGAGGCAGCCCGCGCCATGGCTGTCAGGACGTTCCCCGCCATCGCCCCCAGGTTCTACCGCGTCAAGGACCACAACAGGGCTGAGGCGGCTTTGCTCGCCTACTACGCCGCACACCTCTATCGCCAGCAGGAGGCAGCATGAGCAATCCGTGGATGAAATTCTACCCTGCTGACTGGCGATCTGATGCGGCCTTGCGGTCGTGTTCCATCGCGGCTCGCGGCCTCTGGATGGAAATGCTGTGCATCGCTCATGAGTGCACACCGCGCGGCGCTCTCGCCATCAACGGCAACCCTATATCGTCTCAGACGCTGGCGTCCCTTGCCGGCCTGCGGCTTCCTGAGACGCGCAAGCTGATGGCCGAGCTTGAGGCTGCCGGCGTGTTTTCGATGGCCGCAGACGGGACGATCTACAGCCGCCGCATGTTCCGCGATGAGGAGAAGGCGGCGCGTGATCGGGAGAACGGGAAGGGCGGTGGAAACCCCAAGCTGAAGGCCATGGGGGTTAACCCCCCCCATAACCCAACGGATAAAGCTAAGAAGCTAGAAGCTAGAAGCCAGAGTTATCCTAGCCAGGAAGGAGAGACTGATAGGGTAGAGGTAGTAGCTCTAGCTGGTAACGTTATCCCCATGGCTAGGGAGGCTCTGTGATGGAGCTTCGCCCTCACCAGTCGGATGCGATTGCCGCTCTCAGGGCCTCCCTCATGGCAGGGAAGCGACGCCCGCTGATCCAGGCTCCGACCGGGGCCGGAAAGACGATGATCGCCGCTGCCGTGGTCCAAGGGGCCTTGGCGAAGGGCAATCGGGTGCTATTCGTGGTCCCGGCCCTGTCTCTGGTTGACCAAACCGTTGCGGCCTTTTGGGCTGTCGGCATCAGGGACGTGGGGGTCATTCAGGCTCAGCACGAGATGACTAACCTCAGCCGCCGCGTTCAGGTGGCGAGCGTCCAGACGCTTCAGCGCCGCGACATCCCGCTTTCGGAAATCGTGGTCATCGATGAGTGCCACCGCTGGTTCGATTTTTACGGCCAGTGGATGGTTCGTCCCGAGTGGAAATCCGTTCCGTTTGTCGGGCTTTCGGCAACGCCTTGGACGAAGGGGCTGGGCAAGTTTTTCGATGATCTGATCATCGCTGCGACCACGCAGGAACTGATCGACAGCGGATACCTTGCGCCGTTCCGGGTGTTCGCTCCGTCTCATCCAGACCTGTCTGGCGTGCGGATTGTGGCTGGCGACTTCCACGAGGGCGATCTTGGCGAGGCGATGGATAAGCCGGGCCTTGTCGCTGATGTCGTGGACACTTGGCGGCAGATGGGCGAAGGGCGTCCGACCCTTTGCTTCGCGGTCAACAGGGCTCACGCCAGAAGCCTTCAGAAGCAGTTCGAGGCTGCTGGAATTGGCTGCGGCTATGTCGATGCCTTCACGCCGGTTGATGAGCGAGAGGCTGTCCGCAAGCGGCTAGAGGCTGGCGAAATCCAGATCGTTTGCAATGTCGGTTGCCTGACGACGGGCGTTGATTGGGACGTTCGTTGCATCATCCTGGCAAGGCCGACACGCTCGGAAATGCTCTACACGCAGATCATCGGGCGCGGCCTTCGGACGGCTCCCGGTAAGGCTGACTGCATCGTTCTCGACCATTCCGACACGACGTTGCGGCTGGGGTTTGTCACCGACATCCACCACGACAAACTGGACGACGGAAAGCCGAGGAAGGCGGGCGAAGGCAAGGGGCGGGAGACACCGCTTCCGAAGGAGTGCCCGGCCTGTAGCTTCCTGAAGCCGGCGCGGATTCATGCGTGCCCGTCGTGTGGATTTAAGCCGGAGCGGCAATTCGAGGTCGAGACGATTGACGGTGAACTGAAGGAACTGAAGGGCAAAAAGCGCGCCGCAACGATGCAGGAAAAGCGGCAGTTCCTCGGGGAATTGACGCACATTGCGATGTCTCGTGGCTACTCGCCGGGCTGGGCTTCACACAAGTTCAAGGAGCGGTTCGGCGTCTGGCCGCACAAGGATCTAGGGGCTCCGAGGTTCGAGCCATGCCCTGAAACAATCTCATGGGTGAAGTCGCGCCAGATCGCGTTTGCGAAGCGCAAGGAGGCCGCATGACCATGCCCCTTAGCGAGCGGTGCAAAGGCCGCTGGTCCGGCATCCTGACGGGCCTTGGCGTGGATTCGAGGCACCTCAACGGGAAGCATGGTCCGTGCCCGATCTGCAATAACGGGACGGATCGCTTTCGCTATGACGACAAGGACGGGCGCGGAACCTGGCTTTGCTCCAAGTGCGGGGCTGGCGATGGCGTGTCGCTCGTCATGCGTTTGAAAGGCGTTGACTTCAAAGGTGCTGCCGAGCTTATCGAGGGCATTGTTGGGAAGGTTCAAGCCACAGCAATCAAGACGACGCGAGATGAGCGGGCGTTGCGCGATGCAATGAACAGGCTTTGGACCATGGGGATAGCGCCGTCACAAGGCGATCCTGTCTGGCGTTACATGGAAAATCGCGGTATAATTCTTGACGAATGGCCGAAGTCAATTCGGTATGTCGAGAGGTGCCGTTATCAAGACGATGCCGCTACTCATTGGCCTGCCATGATTGCGCGCGTGACTGGCGCGGACGGAGCGCCATCGACCATTCACCGGACCTATCTGACGACAGAGGGAACGAAGGCCCCTGTCATGTCGCCGCGTCGCCTGATGCCGGGAAAGATCGACAAGGGATGCGCCATCAGGCTTTGCGCGTCTGGTCCCGTCCTCGGGATTGCGGAGGGTATCGAGACGGCCCTTTCCGCATCGAAGATTTGGAGCGTCCCTGTTTGGGCTGCGGTGAGCGCCGGGATGCTGATGGCGTGGATACCGCCTGAGGGCGTCAAAGAGGTCATCGTGTTCGGTGACAACGACACGAGTTTTGCCGGTCAGTCTGCGGCGTTCGCCCTCGCTCATCGGCTCTCTGCGAATGGCGTTAGGGTCCGCGTCGAGATGCCACCCGATCCTGGCATGGATTGGAATGACTGCCTGTTGGCCGACACGAAGAATGCAGCATGACCCCTGAACTTTCCTCCCGCATGGCACAGAGGAGCGCAGCATGAGCGAGTGGCAGGACATCAGCACAGCGCCGAAGGATGGTAGCAGCGTTCTTTGCTACATGCCGCTATCGGGCCTCTCGCCTCCCGGCAATTACCGCATTCTGGTCCTGCGCTGGGATGACGGAGAATACACCAGAAAGGGCGCGCGGTGGCTGACGGACGTTTACCCGTTCGTTCCGTTCGACCCGACGCACTGGATGCCACTTCCCACCCCGCCCGCCAAGCCCACAGGAGAGTGAAGGATGAGCAGAAACACCGCGCGAAGGTTTTGCTATGGGTGCGCCATCATCGCCGCAGCAATCTGGTGGCCGTTCATCGGCTTTGGCGCTGTGGTCCTTGCCGCCGATTATTTCACGGAAGGCTGACTGAATGGCACGTCGAGGCCGCAAGAGGAAACTCGGTAACCGCGTTGAACCCAAGGCACGGACAAGCACATGACGATTGCCATCAAGCACCGCGAGCCCAACGGTCGCCCCCAGCGCCAGTCACGCACCAAGGAGGAGCAGACCACCATGTCTGTCGCCATGGCACAGCCGCACCGCAAGAGCGCCCGCGTTCCTGAACACGAATGGCGCTGCGAGTTGTTCGGCCGGATGATCCTCGACCGATCCTGGGGCTTCGACGATCAGGGCAAGCGGCTCCGCTACGGCCCTGCCGAGCTTTACGATGCCGGGGACAGGTTCAAGCGGGAGTATCAGGCATGGCAGCGGGCAAAGGCGTCCCGCAGGGCTTGGGCGAACGAGAACAGGCCGGCTCCGCGTTCCTTTGACGAAGAGCGGTCCATTCAGATCGCAAACGAGGCTATTGCCCGCTATGGCAAGACGGTCGAGGTGTTCGCATCGCAACCCGCCCGCGTATTCGAGGCGGCAACGAACGTCATTCTTGAGGATCAACCCGAGGACTGGTCGCCGGGGCACACGACGATTGAATCGACATACGATGCGCTGTGGGCGCTGGCAGAGTATTACGCCCGTTGATTCACAAGATTGTGTATGCCGGGCGTTGACAAATCACTAGGGATGGTGTTTCGTGTCATTTCAATAGGCTCGGACTTGCGTCCGGGCAGAGATCAGTCGGCGGCTTTTGCTGACAACGCGATGGGCCGAGCGCTCGGCAGCAAATCGTGTCTCGTGCCGGGTGTAACGAGGCTCCGGCCCGACTGACAGCATACACAGCGACGGGTTCCGACCGGGCATCGAACACCGGTCATCCTCGTAAAGGAACCGGTCAGCAACTCGACGATGCGGGGCTGTGAACGAGCTGCCGCCACCCTTGCCGGTTCCTGGGCGGCCTTGTTTCTGATGAACCGGACAGCGCCCTCGGCTTCGGTCGGGGGCGTTTTTATTTCGGAGGCTGGCGATGCTGACCTTTGCCGCTGGCTTCATGACTGGACTGGTCATCGCATGTTTCGCAGCCATGGCGTTCGCTGTGGTGTTCATTCGTGAGTGGGCGGAATGATCCTCTACGCCCTCATCGTCCCCATCGGCACAGCCCTCACGCTGGCAATCATGGATTGGCTGTCATGACGAACGACGTATCGATTGTGAGGTGTAGCCGAGGCGGTGGAGTTGGAGGCGGAACGCACATGACGATTGAATACCGCCCCGGCAGCGACTTCCCGTTCTGGGTCGTGAGGGAAGACGGCGCGATTGTGTGCGCGTGTCCGAGCGAGGACGCTGCAAAGCGGGTGATCCTGGGCAAGAAGTTCGAGCCGTATCCGAACGATCCGGGTTTCATGGTTGTGTAAATGCTTATCACATTGATTAACAAGGTTTGGAACGGGTTTCATGTCTCGCCCTGAGATCAAGCGCCAGGCGCAGAAGAACCTCGCCGGATTGGCTCGCTCCCATACCGAAAAGGCCCTGCTTACGCTTGTGTCTGCTATGGACAGCGACGACGAGCGCGTGAGGGTCGATGCGGCGTCTCGCATCCTTGATCGCGGGTACGGCAAGCCTGCGCAGTCTGTCGAGGTGATGGGAGACGAGGACGGCGGGCCGGTGCAGCATTGCATTCAGGTCGAGTTTGTCCGTCCAAATCCCTGAGGTGTTCGAGGGCCTCTTTGATCCGCACAGGTACAAGGCTTTCTTTGGTGGTCGAGGCTCGGCCAAGTCGCATTCGATAGCTGCGGCTCTCGTCATCATCGGGGCACAGAAGCCCACCCGCATCCTCTGCGCTCGTGAGATACAGAAGAGCATCGCGGATTCGGTCAAGCGGCTCCTTGAAGACAAGATCAAGGCGCTCGGGCTGTCTGACATTTACTCGTCCACCCTGACGGGCATCACTGGAAAGAACGGGACCGAGTTTCTGTTTGCCGGACTTCGGACCAACCCGGAAAGCATCAAGTCGCTAGAGGGCGTTGATATAGCCTGGGTGGAGGAGGCGGCGACCGTCTCTCAGTCCTCGCTGGACATCCTGATCCCGACGATCCGCAAGGAAGGCTCGGAACTGTGGTTCTCATGGAACCCGAGGTTCAAAAACGACCCGATTGACGTGATGTTCCGAGGCGAGCATCCACCGCCTGAAGCCCTGATCAAGCGGGTGTTGTGGTCGGACAATCCGTGGTTTCCCGATGTCCTGAAGGCAGAGCTTGATTGGGACAAGCAACGCGACCCTGACAAGTACGCCCACATCTGGCTTGGCGAGTACCAGAGGAACAGCGAGGCACGCGTCTTCAGGAACTGGCGCATTGATCGCCTCGACGTTCCCTCGGACGCGAGGCCCTACTTCGGCGCTGATTGGGGCTTTGCCATCGACCCGACTGTCTTGGTTCGTGCCTATCTGTGGGATCGCACGCTCTACATCGATGCGGAGGCCCACAAGATCGGTTGCGAGATCGACCGCACGCCTCAACTGTTCGACCAGATCAACGGCGCTCGCGAATGGCCGATCACCGCTGACAGTTCCCGTCCCGAGACGATCTCGTTCATGCGGCGGGCTGGCTTCAACATCCATGGGGCTGAGAAAGGCCCGAACAGCGTCAAGGATGGTGTGGAGTTCCTGAAGAGCGTGGACATCGTGGTCCATCCCAGGTGCACGCACCTCATCGACGAGCTGACCCTCTATTCATGGAAGACCGACAAGCTGACGGGCGAAATTCTTCCCGTTCTGGAAGACAAGAAGAACCACGTCATCGACGCGCTGCGATACGCGCTTGAGGCGACACGCAAGGCCGTCCAGCCCCTCGACAATTTCGAAGTTTACGCAGGCCCACCGCAGCACTCTGCGGGCTGGCTCGGAGTGTGATGAATGATCAACCCCGATGATCTGGAAAAGGGAGGCAAGAAACCCTCCCATCATCAGATCATGGATCGCTTTGACAAGGCGTGGGAGTCCGACAGGGCCAACCGCGACGACGCGATTTCCGACCTGAAGTTCGTGGCTGGCGATCAATGGCCGGCTGATGTCAGGCGTTCGCGTGAGGCATCGGGCCGTCCGTGCATCACCGTCAATCGTATGCCGCAGTTCATTCGTCAGGTCACTGGCGACATGCGGCAGTCGCGCCCGTCGATCAAGGTGTCCCCTGTCGATGATCAGGGCGACCCTGAGATTGCGCGGATGTATAACGGCATCGTCCGCCAGATCGAGCGCGTGTCGAAGGCCGATATGGTCTATACGATGGCGTTCCAGGCTGCTGTTGCCTGTGGCGTCGGGCATTTCCGCGTCACCACGGAATACTGCGATGACAGCGTGTCCGAACAGGACATCAAGCTGAAGGCCATCCAGAACCCGCTGGGGGTCTTCTGGGACCCGAACGCGAAAGAGGTTGACCGCTCGGACGCGGCGTTCTGCTTCGTGGTCGAGGGCCTCACCACTGAAGCCTTCAAGGACCGCTTTCCGAAGGCCACGGCTGCCTCGCTTGACCCGATCACGGCACACTCGGATTCGCACCTGTTCTGGCATGACGAGGACATGGTTCGGATTGCCGAGTATTGGTACAAGAAGCCCAAGAAGCGCACCCTTGCCCTGATGGAAGACGGGAAGACCGTCGATCTCTCGGACTTCAAGGAAGAACTCCGCCAGTTCATGCCGATTGCCCGCAAGGCTGACGGCACGCCGGCCACTCGCGAGGTGGACAGCTTCGAAGTCGAGATGTGCCTCGTCTCTGGCCTTGAGGTCCTGGAGGGGCCGTACAAGTTCCCGGTCCCGTTTATCCCGATTGTTCCTGTGGTCGGTGAGGAGACGGTGATCGGAACGCATGTGGTTCGCTCTGGCCTGATCCGTCACGCCAAGGACCCGCAGCGGCTTTACAACTACTGGCGGTCTTCGGCTGCCGAGATGATCGCGCTGGCTCCGAAGGCCCCGTATCTCGTCACCTCGGCCATGATCAAGAACAACCGGGCGATGTGGGACAAGGCCAACGTCTCGCCGCTGCCCTACCTGATCTATGACGCCGATCCGCAGGCTGCTGGTGCCCGTCCCGAGCGTGTTGCTCCGCCTGCCCCTCCCAATGCGATGTGGCAGGAAGCCCAGATCGCCGCCGATGACATGAAGGGCACGACCGGCATTTACGATGCTGGCTTGGGTGCCAAGTCCAACGAAACCTCTGGCAAGGCCATCCTTGCCCGTCAGAGGGAAGGCGACACGTCCACCTACCACTTCTTCGATAACCTCGCCTACGCCATCCGCAGGGCCGGCGAGATCGTCTGTGCGCTGATTCCGAAGATCTACGATACCGAACGGGTTGTGCGTCTTCTGAATGAGGATGGCTCCGAAGCCTGGGTGAAGGTCAACCAGACCACGATTGCCGAGAATGGCGAGCCGATGACGATCAACGATCTGTCGGTTGGTCGCTACGATGTCACCGTGTCCACCGGCCCGAGCTACAACACGCAGCGCATTGAAGCGGCTAACGCCATGGTCGAGTTCGCGCGTGCCTATCCGAACGCCGCCCCGGCGATGCTCGACAAGATCGCGAAGATGATGGACTGGCCGGAGCACGAGGAAATCGCTGCCCGCCTGAAGGCCATGCTGCCGCCGCAGCTCCAGACCCTGTTCGACATCATCGATGAGACGGGTGCCGACAAGGAGAAGATGGCGGAGGCGATGCAGGCCATGCAGAGCCAGCAGCAGCCGGACCCCGCCGCAGAGCTTCAGGCCCGCGAGATGGCGGCGAAGATCGAAAACACCATGGCCAAGACCGAAGGCGAGAAGATCAAGAACGCCCAAGGCATGGCTAACCTCTTGGCTCCACCGGTCATCATGGACCCTGAAGCCCAGATCGCGCCTCAGCCCGCGCAAGGCTGACAGTCCCGGCTGAACCGGATTTGAAGCCGTCCTTCGGGGCGGCTTTTTTCATGTGAGAACCATGGAAGAGCAGACCACGCAGCCGGTTGACGTTGAACCGGTAGCCGTTCCTCAGGCTGAAACTGAGGCCCCGGTCCAGACCACCGAAAAGGTCGACACTCCTGAAACCGAACAGAAGCCCACCGAAGCGCAAGCCGAGGAACCGGCAGAAGAGAAGCAGGAGAAGCCCAAATCCCGCGCTCAATTGCGTGTGGAACAGGCGCTTGCCGACAAGCGGGCAGCAGAGGCGCGAGCCGCGTCCCTTGAAGCCCGACTGAAGGCTCTGGAGGCTGTCAAGGCCCCCAACCCCGATGCCTACGACGATCCTACGAAGTTCCAGGCCGACCTGACCAGCCACGCAGTCAAGCAGGCGCGGGCCGATGAACTGAAGGAGGAGTTGCAGGAAACCCGTTCACGCGCCGACGAAGCCCGCTCTGCGGCATGGCGCGAAAAGGTCGAGGCGGTCAAGGATCGGTTCCCCGATTTCGTGGCTGTCGCGCACGCACCGACGCTGCCTGTCTCGGAGACAATGGCGGACGTTATCTCCGAACACGATAACGGGCCGGCCATCCTCTACTACCTGGGAAAGAACCCGGAAGAGGCACGCCGCATCGCATCCCTTCCGCCAGCCCGTCAGGGTCTGGAACTCGGCCGCATCGAGGCGAAAGTCTCAGTCCCGCCGCCGAAACGAACATCCACGGCCCCTCCGCCCGCGCCTGCACTGGCCGGGGGTGGTGCGCCTGCCACAACCCCCGCACCCGAGAACATGAGCATGGACGCCTTTGCAGCATGGCTGCTGAAGGACGCCAGCTAATGCGGGTGCCTGCCTGAAAGGGCGCTCGAAATGTCAAACTCTCAGCTTACGGCTGACATCATCGCAAAAGCTGCGGTGACGATCCTCGACAACAACCTCATTTTTGCGGACAAGGTGTTCCGTGGCTATGAGGAAGACTTCAACATGGCCCCCAACGGCTACACCGTTGGTGACACGATCTCCATCCGCAAGCCGGCTGACTACACCGTTCGTGACGGTGCCGTTGCCTCCGCCCAGGATGTGGTCGAGGGCAAGACCACCATCACGGTCAACAAGCGCAAGGGCGTGGACTTCAAGTTCACCTCGCAGGAACTGTCCCTGAACATCAAGGACCTGACCGAACGCGCGATCAAGCCGGCCATGGTCCAGCTTGCCAACCAGATTGACAGCGATGTCGCGGCGCTCGCCAAGGACATCCCGTCGTGGGTTGGTACTGCCGGCCAGACCATCAATTCCTATGCTGACTTCGCTCTCGGCCCCCAGCGCCTTGACGAATATGCGGTTGGTGCTGATGGCCGCATGGCGGCGCTTGCTCCGTCCGACCATTGGGGCCTGCTCGGCTCCCAGACGGCCCTGTACATGCAGGACGTTGCCAAGGGTGCCTATCGCAAGGGCTCGCTCGGCATGATCGGTGGCGTTGACACCCACATGAGCCAGAACGTGCAGTCCCTGACCATGGGCACGCGCTCGGGCTCTCCGCTGATCGACCTGTCCATCACTGCCTCGACCGTTTCGTATGCGTCGGTCAAGGACACGATGATCCAGACGATCCACATCGACACCCTCGGTGGTGCGACCGACACGATCAAGGCTGGTGAGGTCTTCACCATCGATGGCGTGTGGGCGGTCAACCCGGTCACGAAGGCCCGCCTGCCGTTCCTGAAGCAGTTTGTTGTGACTGCCGATGCGACGGCTTCGGGCAGCGAGGTCGATCTCGACATCTACCCGGCCATGATCTGGACGGGTGCGTTCAAGAACGTCGATATCACGGCTGTTACCGACCTGAACAACCAGGCGGTGACGTTCTTCGGTACGGCCTCGACCCCGTATCGTCAGAACCTCGTGTTCCAGAAGAACGCCTTCGCTCTGGTCACCGTGCCGCTGGTTTCGCCTCCGGGCGCTCCTCAGGTGGGTCGCCAGACCTACAAGGGCACGTCGGTTCGCGTGATCCCGGTCTATGACGGCATCAACGATCACTCCATGTGGAGGTTGGATATCCTCTACGGCATAAAGACGATTGACCCGCGTCTCGCAACGCGAATCAGCGGTTCGACTTAACGCCGTATCGACAAAATAGCGCCTCCGTGATATGGTTCGCCATTGTCACGGAGGTTGCTATGAAGGAATGCTGCATTAAGGGTTGTGAGGGGCGTGTTCTGGCTCGCGGTATGTGCGCCATGCACTACGCGAGAATGAAGCGAAACGGCTCCCCGCTTGTCGGGGCGTCAAAACAGCTTCATGGCCTATCGCCAGAGGAAAGGTTCTGGGCCTACGTCGAAAAGACGGACGGCTGTTGGGTCTGGACGGGGTATCGTGATCCAAGCGGCTATGGTCGTTTGAGCATCAAGAACATCCCCGTCTTGGCTCACAGGTTCTCGTATCAGCTTCATTGTCACGAGATCACTAGTGACCAGCACCTCTTGCACACGTGCGACAACCCGCGATGCGTCAATCCTTCGCACCTCATGATCGGGACGCAGGCTGACAACAACAAGGACATGTTCGCGAAGGGGCGGGGTAGGCCAGCGGTCCACCTCGGCACTGACCATGGCATGTCCAAGTTGACCGAAGCACAAGTTCTCGAAATTCGGGCCTCGAAAGAGCCACCTCAGGTTATCGCAAACCGACTTGGCGTCTCACGACGGCAGGTCCGGGACATCATCAATCGCCGCTCTTGGCGGCATCTTCCATGAAAGGATTACTCCATTGGCTGTGAAAGAACTCTCTGACGGCGGCCCCGATGGCGTCCGCCTTGGTCAGTCCACGACCGATAAGGTCGGTTTTTTCGGCAAGGCTCCTGCTGCTCAGCGTTCCGGCGCTGCTCAGGCTGCGGCCCCTGCTGGCGGCACTGGCGCGACTGCCGGTGCCTATGACACCGCGCAGAACCGCGACGCCCTGATCGACCTTGTGAACGAGATGCGTCTCGTTCTGGTGACGCATGGCCTCATGAAGGGCTCGGCGTAACGACAACGGAGGGAGGGGTTTCGGCCCCTCCCTTTTCTTTGAGGTGATCCATGGCGACAGCACACGATATCATCGTTGACGCAAGGGCTCGCCTTGGCATCGACGAGGCGGAAGAACCGCTTCAGGACTACGAGGCCCAGCGGGGCCTGACAGCCCTGAATGACATGCTCCAGCAGTGGGTGCTGGAAAAGACCATCATGTCCGCCCCCAGGCTCGACAGCCTGACGGAGACGGTATCGGTGGACACCTACGGATTTTCATCCATCACGGATGAGGGGAACGAGGCGTTCAAGGCGTGTCTCGCCGTTCGCCTTGGCCCCTACTACGGCAAGCAGGCCGACGCGACGACCGTGAACATCTGCACGAATGCGAAGGAGGCCATTACCAATGCGTCCTTTGATCCCGACAGCGTTGCGGCGGATACGGACTTTCCGAAAATGCCCTCTCAGCGGCTTGTGGATTACTGATGCTTGATGCCCCCTTTGCCGTCAAATCCGGCAAGAACCTCACTGATCAGAACTCCCGCGAAAACCTGATTAACATGTATGTCGAGAAGGTCCCGCAGGGGCGGGGCCAGATCGTCAGGACAGGCCGTGCTGGCGTTCAAAAGAACTTCTCCGTATCGGGTGATGCGAGGGGCGTTGCCTACCTTCGCGGTGGGGATTACGCGGTTATCGGTGACGGGTTCTACCGCCTGACCACGACGGAGGCTATCCGCCTCGGAACGCTCCAGACGGCCACCGGCAAGTGTTCCTTCGGTGAGAACGCAACCCAGATCGGGATTTGCGACGGCTTCGGCCTCTATGTGTGGAACGGAACCACGCTTACCCAGGCTTCGCTGCCGATCTCTGCCGCTGGTTCCTTCGCTGCCCTTGATGGGTACGGCATTCTCAACGACCGCAACTCGGGCCGGTTCTACCGGACCAACCTCAACGACTTCTCCACGGTGGAAGTTCTTAACTTCGCGACCGCCGAAAGCCAGCCGGACAAGCTGAACCGGGTGTTCACGGATCACCGGGAAGTCTGGCTGTTCGGTGAGACATCAATCGAGGTGTGGGCCAACTCGGGCACGGCTGGTTTCTCGTTCCAGCGGGTCGGTGGTGTGGCTCTGGAGCGCGGTTGCGGCGCTGCCTACTCGGTTGCATCCGAAGACAATACGGTTTTCTGGCTCGGCAACGATGGAATGGTCTATCGCGCCGATGGATACCGCCCCGCGAGGGTGTCGGATGAGGGAATTGAGCGCCTGATTGGCGATGCAAGGCCCTATTCGGACGCTTACGGGTGGGTTTACGCCATTCCGGGGCACAAGTTCTATGTTCTGACGTTCCCAGGTCGTCTGACGGTCGCCTATGACATCGCAACCGGCATGTGGCATCAGGCGCGGACGTGGGGATCAGCATCCTGGGATATCGTTGGGCCTCACAAACTCGGTTCAACGGTGGTTCTCGGCCACGATGGCGTCTGCCAGCTCGTAAAGACGGCCTATCAGGACAACAACGACATTCTTGAGCGTGTCGCGGTCGCTCCGCCGATCTACCAGAGCGGCAAGCGCATTCAGGTTGACGCCTACTGGCTCGATTGCGAGGTGGGCACTGCAGATCCGAGCGTTTCGCCCTCCGTCATGCTGTCCCTCGCAAAGGACGGGATGACCTTCGGCAACGTCAGGACGCGCGCCTTGGGTGCCGTGGGTGATTACAAGCGCCGCGCCGTCTGGCGAAACCTCGGCATTGCTAGGGACTGGACGTTCCGGGTCAGCTTTACCGACAACGCGCCGTTTTCGGTGATTTCGGGGCGGATGGAAGCGACGGTGCTTGGTTCATGAGCGCCGCGCCTCCCAATATCCAGTTCGTTGACGAGCGACGGTTTCTGACACGCGAAGCCCGCTTCTACCTCGAAAGCATCGTCGCGACCCCCACAGAGCAGTTCATTGCGGGCGAAATCCTCGGGCTCTCTCCCGTCTCCTGTGCCTCGTTCTCGTTCAATCAATCGGGGGAGGTGAGCGCGGCAACGGCGGCCAATCCGACCGGCACTGACGCCCAGGTGGTTGTGTATGTCGTGCCTGACGGTGAGACGCCCTCGGCGGAATACATCGTCGTCTCGTTCGCTGACGTTCCTGCCCTGTCGAGTGTCACGCTGCCGACGCTGGTAGCGCAGGCCATTCCTCCCGGCGCTTCGATCTACGCTTACGCCACGGTTGCGGCGACGGTCACTCTCACAGTCTCAGGGGTTCGCAGGGCGCAATGATCCGACAGGCAAGGCTCTCCGACATCCCCCGGATTGTCGAGATGGGCGCGAAGTTCCACGCCATGTCCGATTATACCTTCGTTGAGTATGACCCCGTTGCCTCTGCGGCGTTCCTTGAGGCGACGATCAGCAACCCGGACGGGATCGTTCTCTGCCATGAACAGGGGATGCTCGGCGGGGCTCTCGTGCCGCTCTACTTCAACCCGGCAAAGCGGGTGGCGGTTGAGACCTTCTGGTGGGCCGATGCGAACGGCATGGCCCTTCTGGATCATTTCGAATGGTGGGCTGAAGCGCGCGGCGCTGTGGCCGTCACCCTCTCATGCCTTGGGAACAAGCGCGACAAGGCCCTTGGCCGGGTCTTTGAACGTCGCGGCTATTCCAAGGCGGAAACCTCTTACATGAGGGCTATCTGATGGCGGCTATCTCAGGGCTGATCGCGGCTGGCGTCGGTGCAGCCGGTGCGATCGGCGGCGCGGCGATGTCTTCTTCCGCTGCAAAGAGCGCAGCGAATGCACAGGCCGCTGCCCAGCAGCAGGCGACGCAGTTCCAGAAGGACGCTCTTCAGCAGACCCGCATTGACAGTGCGCCTTGGATGTATGCGGGGCAGACGGCGCTCTATCAACTGATGGACGGCCTCGGGCTGTCGCGTCCGCAGAACCCGATCTTCTACGATCCGAACTCAGGCCCGATTGGCTCCGCTTACGCGCAGGGCTCCAACCAGAACGCCTTGGGTCGGGATGGGGCGTTCCAGACGGGCGGCATCGCCAACACCCCGGCAGGCCAGACCTCGAATGCCACCTCTGCATGGGGCGGGCCGATGACGCAGGGGGCGGGGTTTACCCAGACCCCCGGCTATCAGTTCCAGGTGCAGCAGGCGAACGACGCCGTTCAGAACCGCATGGCGGCCCTTGGAATGGCTGGATCTGGCGATGCCATGAAGGCGCTGGCCACGACCACCAATGGCCTCGCTGCTCAGGAATACGGGAACTACCTGAACCGCCTTGCTTCGATGGCGGGCATGGGCCAGACGCAGACATCGCAGACCAACGCCGCGACGATGGGCGCTGCCGGGAACATGTCCAACATCGCCATGGCGGGCGGGCAGAACCGGGCGTCTTCGATCATGTCGGGGGCGAACTCGTGGAACACCGCTCTTGGCTATCTCACCAACCCCAACGGGCCGGTGATGAATGCCTTCTCCCAGCAGAATTGGGGCGGTCAGACGCCGCAGTTCCAGGGTTTCTCCGGTGACACTGGCTATTCATCGGGCATCATGTCGGGGCTCTCGCTATGAACAACATGATGAACCCGATGGCGGGTTTCATTCAGGGCTCGCAGCTTGCGTCCCAGCAGGCCAATGATGGTCTTGGGCAGCAGCGCCAGCGCGACGAGCAGGCGATGCGGGCCATTCAGATGATCGGCTCTATCTCGCTTGGCGCGAAGGGCGGGAACATCGACGGCCCGGTGGACCCCGCCAAGTTTGAACAGGGGCTGGACTTCCTTCAGCAGAACGGTGTGAACGTCGCGAATTATCGCGGCAGGCCCGAGGTCGCGGATGTAGCGGCGCGGGCGTCAATGACGGCTCTTCAGCAGATTCAGGGGGGAATGGCAGCACAGCAGGCCGCCCTTCAGCTTCAGGCAACGCTTGTCGGCATTCAGCAGCGTCAACAGCAGATTGGATTGCAGGCCACCGCGAATGACCGGCAGAACAGGGCGGCAGACATCGCCGCGAGTCGCGCGGGTATTCCTGAAGGCTATGAGCGCGCCCCAGACGGCAGCATTCGCCGCATGGCCGGCCTCCCACCTGCCGGCGCTTCCGCTACGCCTCAATCGTCAATCGGTAAGCTGAATGCCGACCTTGCCGCTGGCCGCATCACCCGCGAGCAGTTCGATGTTGAACAGGAGCGCATTACCAAGGCGGCAGAAAGCCCGCTGCCTCAGAACGTCATCACCTCGCTCAACTCGACAGGCAAGACCCTCACTGACGCGGATCGCTTCACTCGAACCTTCGAAGACAGGTTCGCCGGGTACAAAGTGAATGCTCTAGGCGAGGCGGCAATGACCGCCGGTCGAGCGGGCGTGGGGACCGAGGCCATGAGGCAGGGAGCTTCATGGTGGCAGGACTACGCCCGCTACCGCAACCAGGTCCGGAACGAACTGTTCGGCTCCGCACTGACCGCGCCAGAGGCCCGCGCGTTTGAGCAGGCCGACATCCAGCCCGGCATGGACCCCGAGCAAATCAGGCGCAATCTAACTCGGCAGCGCGAAGCCGCCATGTCAGCAGCGAAGAAGCTGGTTGCACCTCACGTTTTGGCCGGCAAAAGCGTCGAGCAGATAGAAGCCGCTGTTGGCTTTTCGCTGTCCGATATGGGCATCGAGCGTCCGGCTCGTAGGGAGCGCCCTCAGCCGCCTTCAGCCACTCCCGCTGCAACGACCCCGGCCCCCGCACAAAGCCAGCCAGCGGCCTCCGCTGCGGCTCCTGCGGCCACTCCCGCAGCAGGCCCCCGCGTCATCGGTCCCGCCCCCCAAGGCGCACCCGAGGGCAGGACCGGCAGACTTCCCGATGGCACCCGCGTTCGCGTGACCAATGGACAGTTGGTGGTAGTTGAATGATCACTGATCCGACCGAACGCGACCTTATCATCCGCACCGTCATTGGTGAGGCTGCATCAGAGGGTCCCGTTGGTCAGCTAGCGGTTGCTCACGTCATCGCCAACCGGATGCGCTCGGCTGGCCGTGGTGCTCGGGACATCATTTTCGCTCGCAATCAGTTTGAGCCGTGGGGTAATCCCACAACCGCCGCTCGCCTTCAGTCTATCCAGCCGACAGACCCGGCCTATCAGCGGGTTGAACAGGCGCTTGAGCCGTTCTTTCAGGGGCAGTCTCAGGACCCGACCGGGGGAGCGACGCACTTCTATTCCCCGACAGCTCAGGCTGGCCTTGGCCGCGCCGCTCCCTCATGGGACAACGGCTCCGGTCAGGATATCGGGCGGCATCGGTTCTTCGCGCTCGGCTATGCGCCCTCTGCGTCCAATAACCCGCACGGCATTCCGTTTCCCGGCATGGCTGGTGGGATGACGGGCCAGACTGGCGGTTTGTGGGATCAGGCAGGAGCCCTGACGGCTTCCATCCAGTGGGATGATACACCGGACCCGGAAGCGCCACCGGCTGCTCCTGCGGCTCCCGCTGCCGTCGCATCTGTGCCCGCCGCGCCGGCTGCACCCGGAACTCCGCCGACCCGTGAGCAGGTCGTGGACGAGATGTGGCGCAATCGCCCGCAGTTCGATTATTCGCAGAACCCGCCGCGCCGCATCGACACACCGGCTGCCCCCGCCGCCTCCGCCCCTACGGCTGCTGCACCCGCTATCCAGTGGGATGACGAGCCCCCGGCTGGCATGGCCGCTCCTGTGCCCACGCCGCGCCCTGCCAATGCGCCGCTCGGCTCTCCCGACATCGGGGCGACCTTTGCCGCGACAGCCCCGGCTTCCCCCGGCGCGCTTGCCGCTCCGAACATCGACCAGACGTTCGCACAGTTCCAGGGTGGGCTTCCGACCCAAGGCGAAGCGGTCGCTCAGCAGCGATCCATCCCCGAGATCACGATCCGTCCGCAAGGTGCCGTTACGCGACGCGCTCAGGCGCAGCTTGACCAAGAACGCCAGATGGCGGCTCAGTCTGCCCCTGTCCGCACGGTTGACACGGTGGTTCAGGGCCTCGCTCGCGGCCTGAACCCGTTCATGGATGACACCGCCGCTTTCTTGAACACGATTGTCGGTGGCGGGCAGGGCAACACGTTTGACGAAAGGCGCATCGACAATCTGAGGGCACAGCGGGGCGTCAACGCTGCCTTTGATGCTCAGGCTCCGTTCGTTTCTATCGGCTCCCAGCTTGCCGGTGGTCTCGCGCTTCCGACTGGCCGTTTGTCAATGCCAGCCAACGCAATGACCCGTTTCGGGCGGGGCGCGGCTGTTGGCGCTGGCTATGGCGCTGCGTTCGGAGCGGGGCAGGGCGAAGGGCTTGAGGACAGGCTTCAGCGCGCTGCAACGGGCGGTCTTATCGGAGGCACAGTCGGCGCTGGTTTGAATGCCCTTGTCGGCCCCCGCTTGCCTCAGAATGCCATGACCACCCGCCCGTCCAGCGGTGCCGTCATCGACGCGGCAGACAGGCAGGGTGTTCAGGTTCCCCGCCTCATCGCCACGGATTCGACCGCCGTTCAGCGTGTGGGGCAGGGCGTCCGCAACGTCCCCTTGGCTGGTGATCCTATCGTCCGCAATACGGATCGCATGGTTCAGCAGATGGGCGCGCGGATGGATGACACCGCTGCGGCTTTTGGTGGTGGCGCTGTTCCGTCTGCCGATGCTGCCGGTGCGACGGCTCGTGCCGGTATCGAGCAGACAGTAAAGCGCACCATGCCGGCCCGCGCGGACCAGCTTTACGGTCGCGTTGAGCAGTTGGTCCCTCCGGGGCAGATTTACCCCATTGGGCAGACGACGCAGATTGCGCAGCAGATTGTTGCGCGAAACCGCGCGGCAGCTCTCGGAGACGGACAGGCTGTTTCGGTCATTGAGGAAGCCCTACAGAAGGGGGGCTTGACATACCAGGGGATGCGCGATCTCCGCACCCGCATCAACGAAATGACGAGCTTCGGCAACACGCCGCAGGGCATGTCCAATGCTGAACTAAAGCAAATCGGCGCGGCGCTCTCGGCTGACATTGAGGCCGCTGCTCGTGCCGCCGGCCCCGCTGCCTATCAGGCGCACAAGAGGGCTGACCAGTGGTATGCGGGCTGGGCTCAGCGCCGCGAGACGCTTGGCCGGATCATGAACGCCAATTCGGATGAAGCGATCATCACGCAAATCCAGAACGCGGCGTCCTCTCGTGCCTCGGGTGACATCTGGAAACTCTCGACTGCCCGCAAGGCCATGCAGCCGGACGAGTGGAATGAAGTCGCCTCCGTCATCGTCTCCCGCCTTGGAAGGGACGGTGAGGGAAATTTCTCCCCGGCCCGGTTTGTCACCGACTACGGGCGGCTTTCCGAGCGTGGCAAGGACATCCTGTTCCGCGCTGGCGGCAATCGAGCCCATGCCCAGGCTCTTGACGACATCGCGACCATTTCCAGCCGGGCGCGTGAGGTTCAGAGGTTCGGCAACCCGGCTGGAACGGGACAGTCTGTGGCCACCCTCGCAACGGGGGCCGGCCTTGCCACTAACCCGCTAACCACGATTGCCTCTGTCGTGGGGGGGAACATCACGTCACGCATCCTTGCTGCTCCTGCGACCGCTGCATCCGCCGCTCGCTGGTCGCGTGCCTATCAGGCGGCAGTCCAGCAGCCGACCGCTGCGACCGTCTCAGGGCTCCAGATTGCGTCCCGTAACTTCGCCTCGACCATTGGCGACAAACTTGGCGTAACGGTAGATCCAAACAGCCTCTTCCGCGCCTTGCCTTATCAGCGGTTCGGACAGAGCGAAGAGGACCGGAACTACGTTCCAGCCGGGCGGGAAACAGCCCCCTAACGTCCACACACACGTCCACCACACCAGCCCCCTTCGCGGGGGCTTTTTTCGTTCGGGGTGCTGAATGTCCGTCACTCTCTTTTCACCGCCTTGGTCGCAGTTCGAGGCATCTTCC